TTATAGTTCTGGATCGTGTTGATGCCCTGCTGGGCGGCATTGGCCTGCGTATTCGCCGCATCGGACGCGGCATTGCCCCCGATCAGTGACCCGACAAGGCTAATCCCCGCAGGAATGAGTGCTGCACCAATCGCGCCCATTTATTCACCAATCCACTTAGTGTGAACCGTCTCGACGGGACGGTATCCGAGCGCTCTGAACAGGCGCGACGAGTCCTTGTGATCCTTGGAAACGGCGAAGGCCTTGACGGCCCCACGAACTTTCGCTTCCTCGTGGACCTTGCGCATCAACCGACGCGCTGCCGTGCCACCACGAATGTCTGGATGGGTCCAGTAGACATCCATTCCCAAGGTGACGGTCGATTTGTAATGCAGGTGGGGCATGACAAAGCCCATGAAGTAGCCGACGAGACGGCCAGCCTTCCGAAGCGTTACGAAAAGGAGGATTCCCGCCCTCTCAAGCTGGGCGTAGCGCGGCCAGTCCACGTCGAGCGGAATCTTGTCCTGCTCCAGTGCAAGCTCTTTCCAGTGGAGCGGAAACAGCCTCTCAAGTTCCGGGCGAGCGGCACTGAAGGATTCGGCCTGAGCCGTGATCGGTTCAGCCTCAATGATCCGTGCAGCCGTCGCCATGCTGGAGACGGTAATTGCGAGGAGATTTGCGCGCCGAGTTTCCGAGCGTTAGTGTGGGGGTGCTCGGGTTAGGAGGGCTTCGTGTCGCGTGATGATTTCAAGCTAGGCGCGTGGGCGCTCATGCTTCACTTTGGCAGCGGGTTCGTTCTCTCACAAACAGTGAGGCACGGCGACTTCATAGGGGTAACGCCAAGCCTGAGGGACTTTGGATATGCGATAGCGGCAGGGTTTGCCCTTATGTCACTCACCTGCGTTATCGTTATTGCTGGTGAGAAATGGCGTCCAGACAGGAAACCGATCAGCTAGTGTAGAGCACGGAGATGGCATAATAACCGTTTCCTCCTAACGTCCATGTGTCTCCTACAGCCGGTGTCGCCTTTGCCAGCGTTGCGAACTTGGTCTGGACGGTAGATGTGTATTGGATAGGAAGGCCGGTATAGACCGGCAGTGCTGAAGTGCTTAGCCCGAACACTCCCACGACCACAGAATCAGTGCTATCGGTTCTCCTGAACGATGCGATATAATTGTTACCGGCGCTCAACGTGACCGGCGTTGAAAATTTTGCGCCGACGTTTGTTCCCGTCACAGCTCCCGGCGAAGCGATATCGGCACTGTCAGCAACAACCGCTGAAATCAGCCCGGACGTGTTCACCTGATAGATTGCGACTCTATAGGTGGCCCCTGATACAGTGGTTACCTGCGCCCAGAGGCCAGACACTACGAAATCTGTGAGCGCCGTGAAATAGACTCCGTGCGCAGCCGTACTCGTAGCCGAAGCAACTGGCGTCCCCTGGATCGGCCACGCAAGCGAATTACCGCCAGTAGTTCCGGACCCGACGGCAGCCCATGTCGGATTGCTACCCACTCCATTGGTTCTAAGAACCTGTCCGCTCGTTCCTGGCGATAGCGCGGACCATCCGGAATTGCTCCGATAGAGGACCGTTCCCTGTGTTGAACTGATGCTGTCCAGAAGGGTTTGAATGCTTTGGTCGCCGCTATTCGTTCCAGTAAGCCCGAGATCACTCTTGAGCGTTGCGAGCGTCTGGACTTCAGGCGCGCCGGTTCCGGAGGTCTTACGATAGAACACCGTCCCGGTCGCGACGTTTGCCTGCTTGGCTAGAGTAACACCGCCGTCTGCCAGCTTGGCCGTGCCAATGCTTCCGTCCTTTACATCGGCGGTGATTGCGGGCGTTACGTCATCATAGGTGAAGTCGATTGTTGCGGTATCGGTGAGAATCGTTCCGACGCCATCCTGGATGCGCTCAAGCTCGGCGGGGATATCAATGGCAATGTCATCCGCGTTGGCGATGAGCCCCGTTCCAGCCCCGACATTCAGGGTCACATCGGCGCTTAACGTTCCCCCTCCCGTCAATCCGTCTCCGGCGATAATCGACGTTCCAAGGATCGAACTGAGCGCACTCGGCACATTGCCCGAGAGAAGGTTTTGCAGCTCCTCGAGTGACTTTACCGTGCGGGGATCATTGCCGACGAACTTGTAGATGTCCGCACGGCGCATCGACGTGAAGGTGGAGAAGGGAGTGAGATCAACCGGCATTGAGCTGCTCGATATTAGCTTCAAGCCGCGAGAAACTAACCGGCGTCCCGGTTATTCCCCTGAACCTGAAGGCTCTCCACTGGCGGAAGAATCCATTCCTGCGCCAAGCAACCCTCAGACTGCGTTGTCCGCTGAATCCCGTCCTCGCCGCGCGTTCCTGCGACCATGCAACCCCGTCGTCGGTCCATGACATGAACGCGATTGGCTCCGAGCCGGGAGTTGCGCGACCGTAAAACCCTACCAGTTCAAGGTCGTGGCAGATGCCGCCTTTGCCCTGAGAGTAGACAAGCTGGCAGTCGAACTTCCACTCGGTCTTGTCGCCGAACTGGTTGTCGTTATCGTCTACCAACACCCCGAGATTGAAGCTCTGAATGTCCCCGCAATGCCATTGCCCGTAAGCGTAAACGAAATTGCGAGCACGGTAAGCTTGGTCCGCGTAAATCCCCGACGCCAGACGATACCAGACCGGGGTTTGCGCCGCCTGACTCGCCTCGTGGTCGTAGACCAGCGTCTGGTCTGGCAAATGAACATAGAGCGAGTTCGCGCCGTCGCCGTTTCTTGCCTCCAGAACGATTGTCGAAGGATCAGCGACTGCGGCAAGCATCCGCTCGATCCCGCGCGTGCTGATCGCCGTTGCCTGCCCCAATCCGGCGACGTAAATCTTCGGCTGTTCGTTCCTCGCCGCCCCACAGAAAGCGAAGGAGTCGAGAAACAGGCATTTGGCATGGGTTCCGACAATGCCCTTGTCGATCTGCGCTCCCCGCTGCCTCTGGAACGGGAACGGAGCGGCATCGGTAACAACGCCGGTGTTGTAGAACACCTCGATTGTTCGCTGGCCGAGGACGTAAAGTTCGCCACGGATGGTCAGAAGTCCAAGGATGGAATCCGGATCGGCCTCGGCAGACCCATAAGCTAGAGGATCGACCTGAGTTGGGTCGTTCAGCTCAGTAATGACGATGTTTGTGCCGTCAGTGGTGATGAAGTAGCCATCCTGCCACACCACATCGAGAACGACGCCTAAATCCGGGTCTGTAACCTGGCTGAGCGTTGTCCCGTCGTAATACCAAAGCTGCTCGTTGCTCCCGATTCCCATGCGATCGAACGAAGATGCGAACGAAACTCTGGAGCTTCCGCCAACGTCTCCAATGACGGTCGCGATCCCGGTGCTTGAAACCGAGAGGAGGGTTGTTCCAGAGACACGATAGAGCGCGCCGTTCCAGTTGTAGCCTCCCCGATCGGTCCCGGCCCCAACGGCGAACACGTCGATCCCCGGAGCGGACCTCAGATAGCCCTCGGAAATGCTGGTTTCCTGAAAGTTCGGGACGAGATTGAGCGGATAGGATGCCTCGAAATCAGGCCCCTTTTGCGAATACACCCCGGATAGGATCGGGAGCTGCATTTAGCTGCCGGTGAAGAAGCGGCGGCGGCTGAACCAGCGGTCGTTACCGGCTCCCGTTGGCTGCCGTCTAGGCATGGCAATCTCGCGGGTCGCCTCATACTTGACGAACAGGTCTGAACGCGTGTCAGCGGCTCGTTTCGCCACTCCGGCAGGGCTCTTGCCGTAATCAGGAGCGAGAACTTCGGCGAGGTTGTAGATGAAGGCGTCAACGTCCGCTTCGTCTATGCCTGCGCTATCTGACGGGCTTGAGGTTCCGTTGGTTGCCGGGAGCGAATAGGGCAGTTGCTCAAGCGAATCCTGCCACTTGGCCCCGAGCGAATCCAACTGCCTCAGGGCCGAATTGTCCTCTTCGGCTTCCGTGTCGAAAACGTAATTGGCGATCCCGAGCTTACCCAAGGCTCGAATGACAATCGTTCCCTTGGTTATGGTGGAATCCGGCCCCGACGAGTCCGCGCTGGTGGCTATGAAAAGCGAGCATGTCTTGATGCGCGTCTGACCGAGGCCGGTTTGGATCGTGACGGTGAAAACGGCTGTCTCGCCGCTCGCGCCGCCAGAGACGATTGGGTAAACGTCCGCATCGCCATATTGGAGATCGGTCGAAATGGAGATCGTGCCGGAAGTGACCGAACAAGTAACCGACGTGATCGTGTCGGGATCGATCTCTGGAAAGGAAACGTCGTAGCGGACTATTTCGCCCGGAGCCTTCGGGGTGAGGATGATGTCCGCCATCCCTAGGGGAATATCCGCTCCCCGTTAGGAGCGCGGACTTTCCGAGCGGTTAGGAGGTATTGCCGCTCTTATTCGTTGGGAACGTAGCCACACATCGGTATCCCTCCGATATGCACTTCAATCGCTTCGTCTGGGTGCTTCATCCGCGCGATCATAAACCGACCAGACGCAACCTCCCGCGTGACCTTTTCAACCCCTTCAGGCGTCAACTTGACATGCGGATGCCAAGGGTTGTGACTGATCAGCGGGAGCGAAATGACGATCATCGTTGCCCTTGGTAGAGGGAGGGGCCGGTTAAGACCCCTCCACTCATTCCTAGTTGTTGTGCAGACGGCACGCCAACTGATGGCGCAGCGTCTTGTAGCCGTAGAGGACATCGATACGGCACGGGAAGTTGTCCGTGCTGATGTCGTAGTCGCGGACGATACGCAGGGAGATTCCGTCCATGACTTCCCGAGCTGCGAAGTCCACGCCG